GCTGTGCAGCCAATTCTTCAACTTCTTCCAAGAATTCAAGCTCGGTATTTTGTTGATTTTCTCTTAAAGAGATTTCTTGGGTTTCCCCTAGTATCAAGTCTCCTGAAATATCTGAACGATTAACTTCATTATGAATTGATTGTTTTTCTGTTTTGGATGTGGATTTTAAATCTTATGCACAAGCACCACTATACTTTATGCGATTAAAATTGACTTTTATTTTTTGAGCGGATCCATAAAACTAGTCTTGAATTATGTCCATCGCCTAGCGTTTAAAGCTCGCCAGCTAATTCAATATATCAGAATTGTATTTATCCAACCATTCTGAATAAGTACCAAAGTAATGTTCAATACCTAAAAGATGGCATCTATCATCTAGTTTTCTTCGAACTTCTTCGAAGAAATCAACACCATGATGAAAACTCTCCATTCCTGCAGAACGAGTAGACTCTTGAAATACTTCTAAATCAGTCATAAATTCTGAATGAGCAGTATATGCTAACATATCATAAATCGTTTCCTTTTTCAAAGGAGCAAATACATAAATCTGTTTAAACGAAAAAGATCTACTAAGAAAATCAACTTCTTCATGTTTTAAAAAGAAATCAATATCTTTGTTCTTGTTAGGATCAGTATATTCCATTCCAAAAAATTCTTTGAAAAAAACCTGAAGGTTTTTCATATGAAAGAATTCTGCTACGTTTGGGTCTTGCACACCAAACAAAGAATCATCACCAAAAACTGCCAAATGAACAGTTTCTGAAAAAGGCTTTGCATTCTCAGGTGCGTATGCATAATATGCCAAATAGTGTAAACACCAATTGACGAAGCTATTATATAAGCAAGTCAAATAGTTACCAGAAGAGTTGCATCCAAATACTGAATACACTCTCGTGTTACTAACATGTGTACAACTTGTGATACTAAAAATTAAATTCTTCAGACGAAGATAATCTTTAGTTCCTTTTTGATATTTTTTCCAACGGTTGACCCAGTGGAAAAATGGTTTAGCAAATTTATGACTTAAGGACCAATCCCAGCCCTTAAAGTCTCCTCCACCTATATTGATGTGTTTATTACCAATCCCCAAGTAAAGTGCTAATTGCTTCCATTGCTTGGAGTGAGGATTAATTCCTACAGCACAACCTGATAAAGAAAAATGATGTTTTAATTCTTCCATCAAAAGCCCG